TATCTCTCCAGTAATCACGATATGTTCTTTCTTTTGTATATGAACCATAAGGAAAAAACGCATCTACTTTTTCTTTCTTTTCCCTAACAACAATCTCAACATCATCTTCATCAATAATGTCAATGCTAAGGTTTCCAGTAACCTCATATGAAGTCATAGTCTTATCTGGAACAACTTCTGAAATATCAATAATTTCAATTTCCATTAGTCTAACTCGCTTTCTATTTTTAATAGTTTTTTTTCTTCAGCATCTTCTTTTAGTTTTTCATAAACATCATCTTGAACACCACTAGCAAACTCAAGCAAAATCATTCTTTGTTCTTTAGTAAATTGTTCAGGAGTAATCAAACCCCTATTCTTCTCTCTATACAAACGATTTAGCCTATTGCTAGTATAATAATAAAGTGATTCTATTTTCACTTGCTTTCTCCCATTGTTTGCTTATTATAATAAACAGGATTACCTGAACTAATGTGAGAAGTGATATTTATTTTCTCATCTCCAATAGTTGCCGTATTGTTTATATTGCCTGTAACACAAGGTGAAACAATACGCTTACGCTGAGGACCAAATTTTTTCTTAGATACTTCATAATCATTAGACCAAGCATAAACTACAAAGTCATTACCTTTTTTACGCAAACGCAAATTCTGAGCGTAAAGTAATTTTGCAACGGTAGAGATACGCATTGCTTTACCTGTATCTAATATAACAGCAAAGAATGTCTCATTATTTTGTGTAATCTCTAACACTTCGGATACGATACCATAAACTCTATTTTTATCCGATAATTTACTGCCAACAATAGAACCAAATACTCTATTACTCATTGACTAATCCAATCTTTTAGATTTATGCTGATATATGAAAATATCACACTAAATCTCTTAGAAATAGTGTGATATAAAATTTGACCTAATTGCTGAACTAATATGTCGTTCATTGAGTAATAACGATATCGGGCAAACTAATCAAAGAAAACCTGCGAAATAATATTTCTTTTGTATTTCTTTTGAATCAGAAAACTATGCAAAAAACAAATCAGCTCTTATATAAATTTTTACATAAAAAAACTTACAGCCCGTGTAAGATTACAGGGCTGTAAGTTTTCTGTTGAATATTATGATTTATCTAAATTATAAGCTAATTAATCACCAAGCATCTTTTAGCCAATATTTTATCAAATTTTAGTATATGGTTTTTAACCATATACGCTTAAAATATTATTCTTGATTTTTCGGTGCATTTGAAGCAATTTCCATTAGGAAATCCATCATCCTACCTTGATACATATATCTACCTAGATGGTCAATCTCAATAGCAGGATCAACCCAAATCTTTCCACCCATCTTTTGCCAATACCTACAGAAACCATAATCCTCAGATACGAATCTCTTATCATCATCAACAAAAGAATTAAAGAAAGCATATGTCCAATTCTTCTCTTCATCATTCATGCTACCAGTATCGTCACTAAATTTTAGATCAGGATACTCTTCAATCATTCTTTCAAATACCGATCTTTTAATGCACATAAAGCCAGTACCAGCATCATGAACTGAAATTGCACCATTATCTGTTTCAATTGTATTATCTCCAGCACGAACTGGATTTACAACAAATCTTGTTGAATTCTTTGGAATATCCTTTATGTCAACATCATTCTTAACAAGCTTTGCAACTTTTTCCCAAAGGATTTCCTTAATCGGATATGAACCAGTAATTACATCTTTATCATGCCATAGAAGCTTAAGAATATCTTCAGGTCTATACGCCAAGTCAACATCAAGGAAAATCAAATGTGTAAACTGCGGGTTAGCCATAAACTTAGCTACCAAGTTATTTCTTGCACGATTAATTAGTGAGTCAGTAATTGTACTCACTGCAAATTTCATATTAATATCTCTCATATACATTACTGTTTTTACGAAAGACATAAAGAAAGGTTCAGTAATTGATCTATCATAACATGGAAGCCCAAACATCGGAACCCATGAATCAATTTCTTCTCTAGTAATTTCAATATTCTGTTGTTCAATTTCAAATGTCATGTCTCAATTATGACATAAAAAAAAGCCCCCTGCATGTTTTGCAGGGGGCTTTATGGGATAAATTCCCAAATGTTTTTACTTAGTGCTCTTAGCCTTTGACTTCACACCTGTAATTTCATTTGATTTTACAGAAAGTTTATCCTCAGTTACTCCGATAATAGTTTCCTTTGGCATAGCTGTTGCCTGAAAGAAAAGTGTTTCATTAACCGAATCAAAACGGATAACAATCTTATAACCCAATTTCTTAGCCTGTGCACGAATTCTCTGTTGCATTGAATTATAGGCATTTCCAGCCTTAATCCCAACAATATTGAATACCGCATTAGTACTTACTGACTGCTTAAGCGCATCAATAATCATATTCAATTCCTCAGACTTACGACCTGCTCTTGAAATTTCAGGAAGCTTATCTACTTTTGTAACCTTAAGTGTACTCATTTTAATCTCCTATTGTGTAATTTTTATGTGAGACTGTCATATTGACAGCCTTTGTTTCGGAAAGTACTTTATCACCTACCAAACACAAAAACTCACTGGAGGGCAAAAAACAATATATTTTTTTTATTTTTGATCTATAGCCTCAGCATTTAGATTAGAAGAGTTAACATATTCGTTAACAAAATTCTTTAACTTTTGATTCTCCAATCTCATAACTGTAACTTCAGTATTTAATGCAGCAACCTGCAAAGATAGTGCATTAATTACTTCTTCATGAGTAATTCTTAAATTATCTATAGGTTTTCCAGCCATTTATCAGTATCCACCGTTTCTTTACCATAACCTGGAGTGAATTCTCCAAGCTGATTATTATACACTCTTACAGTGCCATAGTCATCCATTTCTTCAAGATCTTCCCAATGTTTATCTGGAGATAGAATCTCAATCTCTACTTCAGAGTTTATGGCTATATTTTCAATACATACAAATGTTGCCCCAGTAACAGCATCAGCCAAGTCTTTTGATCCAGAATTAGGGTGATCAATTTTATTATTACCAAACAATTTAAGTTTTAGCAATTCTTCTTCAACTAAAAGCTCATTCCAATAACCACGCAATCTTGTATCATAAATTGCAGTCATTAAGGTATCATAATCTGTTTTCTTAACTGAGTGGAAATCGGCATTTATACCTTGAGCCCTTAAGCTTTGAATCATTTCAATTGATTGCCAACGGTCAAATGTAACTTTAGCTACATCAAACTTTCTACATAAATCAACAATCATTTGTCTAATAGATGCAAAATTAATTTCTTTGTTAATTGATGCTTCCCATGAATAAACTAAGTCAACATTAACAATAGGCAATTGTTCAACACCATTTAATGTTTTAACTTCCTTTAAGCCAGTACAATGCACCATGCTTAATGCTGCTCTGTCTCGCTTTAATGCCAAGTCAATATGAATAAATCTAACTTGACCATCTGTATTATTAAACCAATTTTTAAAATTACCATCTTCATCAATTGGGTCTTCACCATACATAAATGCTTTTCTTACCAGTTCTGGATCTCTAAAGTAAGCGTCTTCCATGTTTGGAGGCTCACATTCAAAACGACTTCTAGCTTCAACTGGATTTCTAATATATTCCGATTCCAATTGTTCACGCTTAATTGTAGGATTAACTTCCCAGGTAGCAGCTTTAATTGACCAAGTTTTTGGCTCACTCTTTTCTCTAGAATTAATAAATCTTTGTTGAATAAAGTCACCCTTATAACGAGGGAATGACAAAAGAATTACCTTACCTATTTCTGGAAAACGAGACATAATAGAAAGCTTAGACATATTATAAATCGCAGACGCAGAACCTTTTGATCTTGTTTCTCCACGCAATTCCGCATCAGTTTTAAAAGCTGCAATTTCATCCAAAATAATTGTCATTACTTCATAACCTTCCCAACCTTCAGATTCAGAGTGACCAGAAAAACATCTCACAGGTCGTGAAAAGAAAAATATTTCTGATACTCTAGGTTCAAATCCAATTTTGTTGAAATAGGGGGATCTTAATAGTAAGTTTTTAAATGGTTCAAAAAATACTCTTTGTGCTTGTTGAGCATTAACAGCAAGGTTAAGCAAGTCTATATACACACCATGAGCCTTACCATAATAAATCAATGGATCTCTAAGACAATGGATTAAATATACTGTATATGCCATAGATATTCTTGCACAATGGTCTTTTCCAGAACCTTTACCCAACATACAAATAACTTCATTATCTGTATATTCTTTATACCAAGCTTTTCCTTTTTCTTCCCCATACATTGAAATTAATGTACGCTCTTTGAAAATCTGTGTAGAATGTCTTACGATTTCTAATTGAATATCCGAAAGCGGAGGTAAACCTAAATATTCTTTATCTTGTACAAATGTTTGAATATCAACAGGAGTTTCTATAAGATCATCTTGGCGCAAAAGACGATCAAAATCTTTTAAGTCAAGATTCATCCCCATGAAATCACTCATCTATTATCTCCTTCCTGAGAAATACTCTCAGCTCCGTATTTTAGACCTTTATGTAGGCTTATTTTAGGTCTCATTTTATAAACCTTTATGAGAGACTACTTCCGTCTCTTTAGGCATCCGCATTCATAATTTCAAATGCAATTTCCAATTCCTTACGAACCTCATTCGCAATTTCTGGATGCAGGGCGATGACATCACGCAGCACTTTAGAAAGAATCTGGTTGACATTCTCAGCCTTTTGCATTCTTGCAATATACTGGTTATCAGTAGTATTACCACTAAGTAGTTTGTGCAACTGAGCTTTTTTAGTAGCGAGTTCACCCGCAAGTTTAATTGCCTGGATTCTTGCAGGAATCATTCCATGATCGGTAGCAATGTTTACTGTTTCCCAAGCTTCCTTGCTTAGTTGATCAAATTCTTGCAGCGCTTTAATTGTATTAAACTGTAGCTTTTCAAGAAAGTATGGATCCTCTTCAGCCTGACGGTTGAGAATCTTTTTATATTCTTTTACATGACTCTTTGTCTTTTCAATTGGCAAAGAAAGCAGGGTTGATATTTCGGCATAGTTATACCCTTTAACATACAGCAATCCAACTTCTTCAACACTCTTTAATTCGTCTAAGAGTGTTTCACCCTGGTATCTTTCAATATCTGACATAACCTATTCACATAGTCCTTTGAAACTTTTTCCCAAGTCATATTCTCATGAATATACTGAGCAGAAGCAAATGTCTTATTAGACACTTCTTCATAATTATTTACTACATATAACATTTTATCACATAAATCATCAAAATTTGGCTTTGCCCATAACCCAGCGCCTTCATATATCCCACTCATCTTTTCATTACTCCATTCGTAATCAAGAGGAACAGAAAAATTTGCATACTCTTCGCATGCAGTTGCATTAGTGCAAATTGTTGGAATACCTTTTGCTATAGATTGAAATGGAATAAGACCCCATCCTTCACCACTTGTTGGGTATAAGAGACAATCAGCACGATCATAGATACGACCCAACTCCTCAGTAGATACTTCCCAATCAATAACTTCTATCTGGGGGTGGTCTAGTCTTCCCCTCATGCCATTACGAACATATCTGGCATCTGCAGGACCATTTGATTTATATATCAAACGATACCCTTCTTTACCGCCAAACATCTTTATAAAAGCATCTACGGATATCTGGGAATTCTTTCTGGTTGACGGAGATCCTATGCTTAAAAAAGTAAATGGACTATGCGGATATCTTTTTACTGGAAAAAATATCTCTGGATCAACACCCAGATTAAAAGCATAAACAGGAACATTAACTCCTGAATTTATAAAAACATCACGCATAAAACGAGATGTAGTCCAAATTTCATCCATCCTGTTGCAATCTTTAACCCATGATTCTGGCAGCCTGTTGGTCTCCCAAAATGTTAAACCGATTGAATATATGGTTGATTCAATAAAAGATTCTGGCATTGAATGATTGAGGACAATTTCATCACATGATTTACTGGTTGTTAGGTACCCGAATGAGAACCCATCAAGTAATGCCCGAATCTCTTCTGGAGCTTCAGAGTTATTTCTCCTTATCGGTAGATCAGTTTTTGATAACTGGTCGTACAATCTGTCTGGGACATAGCCGTAGCCAACACTAATTGGTGATGATTGATTATCTGACCACAGAATCATTATTCAACTGGATCGTGTTGAGGAAATCTAAGTTCTATCTTTACAGCATCAGCTTCTTTCTTAAGAGTGTCGTAATCATAGCCATGCTCTTTTGTAAACTGCACTCTATAATTAAACCAACCCTCAACACCCTTCCAGAACTTAGGGTCTGTAGTTTTTTCTAGTTCAATCAATTCTTCTGGCTCAAGCATGAAACTAAGAACACCGAGAGGCATATATACCGTCATGTTATAGCCTGCATCTTTTCCATTTGTATATTCCTTAAGCAAGTCTTGGTACTGCATAATAACTTTTCTAACCGTATCGCCAGTAAAGTAATCAATTGAACCATTTGCATTTCTAATTCTAGGGCAGTAGTTATCCACTGTTGAAATGGTTCCAAATGTTCTACAGACCATTGGGCGATATCCATATATAGTGCAACCACCCTTATAAAAAGCACAGAATCGCTTTGATTCACCGCCAGGTTGCCAGCTCTCATCAAACATTGCTTCCTTCAAGCCATCAACAACACCGTCAATCCACTCATCAGCAAAAGCCTTACCCTTATCTTCCCAGTAAAGGTAATACTGTTGTCTTAGTTTAAAGGCAATATTGGCACACTCAGTCATATGAATAACCAATCCAATATGACAACACTCGCCAGACCCAAGACATTTATACTTTGTCTCATTCTGTTTAGCCTCAATAACCCGAACTTGGTTATAAACCATATCAAGCTTTGCAAAGGTATAAATATCCCTTGCTGTTACAGATCTTCTCATCTTCCCCTCATCTTTTTTTGCTGTTTACTTCTTTTAATCATATCTCTTTTTCTCTGCTCCGCATCCAATTGAGCCTGAGATTTAGGTCTCTTCTGCCCACCAGCTGCAGCAAGGTTTCTTCCCTTGCCTCTAAACTTAAGCAAATCGTATTTCTTAGCCCAGTTATAAATAGCCTGAGGGGTTACTTCAATATTATAGCTGTCCTTTAGGTGCTTGCAGATATCTGTAAGATTCATTCTTCTCTGGACATACATTTCATAAAGAAAAGCTTTGTCTTTGTACGGCTCATTTGCCATTAGCGACTCCCTGTATTCTTTTCAATGCGTACCATAGACCAATACCTGCTGCATCTATAATATCATCATCGTCAATTCCTAAATCACCAGAGCTAAAATATTTGCTTACAATATCTCGCACTCGCTTCTTTCTTTCATTCTTTTGTTTAATCTGTAGCGAGCCCTTTTCTCCGTTGTTCTTTAGTGATTCAGCATCTTTCTTACTAAGATTCTTAT